GCCATTGCCTTACATGAGTAAACGTTTTTTAATGAAACGTTATCTAGGCCTTACTGACGAAGAAGTCATGGAAAACGAACAACACTGGCGTGAAGAACGTGACACTCCAGATCTGGAAACCACACAAGGGCAAGATCTACGTGCCATTGGTATCACTCCTGCAGGTATGGAAGCAGACATTCAAACTGGTCAAGATCTTTCTCAAAGTGAATTTGCAGGAGCTCCGGGCAGTCAGCCTACACCAAGTGTAAGTCCAGGTGCCAACAGTTTGGGCGGTGCAGCAGGCGCAGGTGCTCCAAGTGGTGGTGCGCCTGGAGTACCCGGAGTATAAATACTGGTATGATTCTCAACGAAATATACGAAAAATCTCCTGGTGCTTATCAAGATCTAAGCCAGGACAACAGCCAACTTAAACTAGGCGATTTGAGAAAGACTCGACTGACTCTGCGTCAGTTAAACAAGCTACGACAAATGAATGATGTGCGTAGTTATGAATACAAAGAAAAATTAAAACTAGTGCGTCAACAATACGCACCTCCTCCTGTAGCACCTGGTCTGTAATAATTGTTTAACAATTATTCAAAAAACTACCAGTTTTCTGCTTTAAAACTACCAATATTATCTAATATATGTAAATATATTACGAGCCATACTTTTGGAGGTACACAATATGACATCGAAATTTGAACAGTTGATTGAATACGTAATCAACGATGAAGAACAAAAAGCTCGCGAGCTTTTCCACGATATCGTGGTAGAAAAATCTCGTGAGATATACGAAAATCTCATGGACGACGATGCTGAAGCATTGGACGAAGAGTCTGATGCAGAACGCGACGACCATGCTGAAAAAGCCGGTAAGAAAGTTGCTAAAGACATCGAGTATGACGAAAAGATGGACGAAGGTCATGCCATGATGGGTGGTGATGCCAGTGATGACTTGATCGACGATGTTGAAACCGAAGAGCAAGGCATGCCAATGGAAGATGATGAAGAGTTTGATGACAACGCTGAAGAAGCTGGGCACGAACTTACTCACGACATGGAACAAGGTCATGACGAAGGCGAATTAGAAGATCGTGTGGTTGATCTTGAAGACAAGCTTGATGAATTGATGGCCGAATTTGAATCAATGATGGGCGGCGATGACGAAATGGACGACGGAATTGACAGCGATTTGGCTGGCGACGAAGACGAACCACTAGGTGGAGACGCACTTGCTCAAGATGACACACAAGCATTTGACGACGAGTCAATGATGGAAAACGTACAGTTAGACAAAGTTGCTACTCCTAAAATGGGTGACGACGGTGCTAACACTAAAAGCGTAGTTGCTTTTAACTCTGGTGCTAAAGGCATGGCAGCTAGTCCTGTTAGAATGACAGGTGACACTGCACAAGGTCGTCCAGCACCAAAAACAGGCGATTTGCCACAAGCAGGCACATTTAAAAATGTTCCTGGCAAAGGCAACGCAAATTCTAAATTGTCAGCGGCTCCAAAGCCAACGACAGCTCAAGCCAGTGGTGTTAACACAAAAACACCATTTCCGAGAGGCTAATAAGAAGATATGGCTCGATATCTAAAAGAACATCTGAGCTTTACTCAGGCCAAGATTGAACTCTTGACTGAGGAAGCCGCAGATGGATCTGGCAAAACCCTTTATATGAAGGGTGTTTGCATTGAGGGCGATGTAAAAAATGCCAATGAGCGTGTGTATCCTGTACGTGAAATTGCCAAGGCAGTAGAAACTATCAATGAACAAATCAAAACTGGTCATAGTGTACTAGGTGAAGTAGATCATCCAGATGATTTAAAAATCAACTTGGATCGTGTGAGTCACATGATTGAAGGTATGTGGATGGAAGGCCATTGCGGCTACGGAAAATTAAAAGTATTACCAACACCAATGGGACAACTGGTTAAAACCATGTTGGATTCTGGTGTTAAATTAGGTGTTTCAAGTCGTGGATCCGGAAATGTCAACGACTCAAACGGACATGTCAGTGACTTTGAAATTGTCACTGTGGATGTAGTTGCCCAACCTAGTGCGCCTCATGCTTATCCTACAGCAATCTATGAAGGTCTTCTTAACATGAAGCACGGACATAAAATTCTTGAGATGGCACGTGACGCTAGCGCGGACAACAAGGTACAGAGATATTTGAAAAGCGAAGTAATGAAGCTGATCAAAGATCTCAAAATCTAAGGAAAACATAATGTTAGACATTATAAAACCATTATTAGATAGCGACTTGATCAACGAGGAAACTCGCAGCGAGATTACAGAAGCTTGGGAAGCCAAGATGACTGAAGCTCGTGAACAGGTACGTGCAGAACTACGCGAAGAGTTTGCACAACGCTATGAGCATGACAAGACAGTGATGGTGGAAGCCCTAGATCGTATGGTTACAGATGGTCTTGCTGCAGAGATTCAACAAGTGCAGGCTGAAAAAGCTCAACTAGTTGAAGATCGCGTTAAGTTCCAAGCTAAAATGAAAGAATCATCTACAAAGTTCAACGACTTTATGGTGACCAAATTAGCAGAAGAAATTGGCGAACTGCGCAAAGACCGCAAGATGCACACAGAAAGTTTAGCTAAATTAGAAAACTTTGTGGTACATGCACTTGCTGGCGAGATTCAAGAATTTGCAAGAGACAAACGTGATGTCGTAGAGACTAAGGTTCGTTTAGTGCGTGAAGCTCGTCGTACATTAGAAAGTCTCAAAGCTCGATTCGTAACAGAATCTGCCAAGAAAATGTCTAATGCTGTTAGCCAACATCTTAAGGCCGAACTAGGACAGTTAAAAGAAGACATCCAAGTTGCTCGCGAGAACAATTTTGGACGTAGAATCTTTGAAGCATATGCAACAGAATTTGGTGCTACTCATTTAAATGAGAAAGCAGAAGTTCGTAAATTGCATGATATTATTGCTGAAAAGAATAACAAATTGTCTGAAGCCATCAAACTCACACAAAGAGCAAAAGTTCTTGTGGAGTCCAAAGAACGTGAAATACGTGTTATTAAAGAGTCCAATGAGCGCGAAAGCACCATGGAACTCTTGCTTGCTCCTTTAAACAAAGAAAAGCAAGAAACAATGCGTAATTTGCTAGAAAGCGTTCAAACGTCACGTTTGAAAAATGCATTCGAAAAGTATCTACCAGCTGTGTTGGAAGATCGTTCTGTAAGAGCCGGTAAAAAAGTGATTACAGAAACATATTCCACAGAAACTGGCGATAAATCCGTCCGTGTTCAAGAAGATGACCAAGTTGCCGAAAGCAATGTAATCGATCTTAAACGCTTGGCCGGACTGTAAAAAAGAAAAAAAGGAGACTTAAATGTCACAGGAATTATTAGAAGGTCGTTGGAACGAGACCAAAGAAGCATTGCTAGAAGGCCTGCAAGGTTCAAAGCGTACTTCAATGAGCGTTATCCTCGAAAATACCAAAAAGTATTTGCGTGAGAACGCAAGTTCAGGTTCTACTGCATCTGGAAATATCGCCACATTAAACCGTGTGATTCTTCCAGTGATTCGACGTGTTATGCCAACAGTTATTGCTAACGAGTTGGTAGGCGTTCAGCCAATGACAGGTCCAGTAGGTCAAATTCACACTCTGCGTGTGCGTTATGCTCAGTCTTTGACTGATAACTCATTGGCTGCAACCAGCGTGTCCGCTGGCCAAGAGGCATTGAGTCCATTCACAATTGCTACTGCATACTCTACAGTTCCACAAGGTACTACTACTGCTACTGGTTATACTGGTAACAATACAGCAATCATGGAAGGTACAGGCGGTAAGCAAATTTCTGTTCAGATCTTGAAACAAGCCGTGGAAGCCAAAACACGTAAGTTGCAAGCACGTTGGACATTTGAATCTGCACAAGACGCACAGGCCATGCACGGTATTGACGTTGAAGCAGAAATCATGGCAGCTCTTGCACAAGAGATCACTGCTGAGATTGACCAAGAGATTCTCTTAAGCTTGCAAACACTTGCAGCTACAGAGTTCACATACAATCAAGCTACTGTGTCAGGTACTGCAACATTCGTTGGTGACGAACATGCCGCATTGGCAGTTTTGATCAATCGTGTTGCCAACTTGATTGCTCAGCGTACACGTCGTGGCGCTGGTAACTGGTGCGTTGTGAGTCCAGCAAGTCTGACAGTGTTGCAATCTGCAACAACTAGTGCATTTGCTCGCACAACAGAAGGCACATTTGAAGCACCTACAAACACCAAGTTTGTTGGTACATTGAATGGTGCTATGCGTGTGTTTGTAAACAGCTATGCACAGGACACACAAGCTGTGTTGGTTGGTTATAAAGGTACTTCTGAGGCTGATGCCGCAGCATTCTATTGCCCATACATTCCGTTGATGAGCAGTGGTGTTGTGTTGGATCCATCAACATTCGAACCAGTCGTGTCATTTATGACTCGTTATGGTTTTGTTGAATTGACCAACACTGCCAGTTCGTTCGGTAATGCAGCTGACTATGTTGGCGAAATTGCTGTACAAAATCTTTCATTCTCCTAATCAGAGAACTACCCAGGGATGGGAAGACAAAAAGGGCCGAAAGGCCCTTTTTTGTTGATTACAAAATTAAATCTTAAACCAGCCAAGGAATTTGTGTATTTTATCGGTTACTGAATTCCAATCGCCCATTCGAGGCTGCCGAAACAGTCTGGCAGTTGAGTACCAAGGACTTGAATCGCGATCAAGCAACCAACGCCAATCGGTACCAAACCAGTTCAACATGACCCATACAGGACGACCCAATGCTCCTGCCAAGTGAGCCACTGCGGTATCCACACTGAGCACAACATCAAGATTGTGTATCAATGCAGCTGAGTCTGCAAAGTTACGAATTGATCCAGGATATGCTCGTACACCAATATCAACCAAGGCACGTTCTTCTTCTGCAGTGCAATCACACTGTAAATTGATCCATTCGTAGTTGGGATTGCGTTGGATCAATTCGACCATGACTTCAAATGGCATGCCTTTGTGTCGATTAATCCAGGTGTCTCTACGTCCTGACCAACAAAATCCCACACGTAGTTTAGTTTTGGGTCCAAGAATTTTCAACCATTGTTGTGCAAGATTTGCGTCTGGAGTTACATAAAATTGCACATGAGTTAAATTTTCCAATGTGGTATTAATTATGTTAGGAATGCTCATAATTGGAGTCCAGTAATCAAACCCAGTGGGTTCCATGTCAGATGGAACAAATTCAGAAATAGCCTGGCTGCCCTGAAACAATGGGATCAAACTTGCATTGCATTGCATAATGATTCGTGCGCCACGAGCGTAAACATCTCCAACAAATCTTATAAATTGAATATTGTCACCGTGACCTTGTTCAGCGATGATCAGTATGGTTT